GTCGATTCCCATTTCACAGTGAGCGTGCCACCATTCAATGAGTCCCCTGGTTTTACGTTCGCTTTTCGTAATGCATCACGCAACGCGTCCACCATGTAACCTTTCACGAACAGCCGCGCCTCATCACCATTGACGGTGCCTGTGACGACGAACTGGAACTTCGGCTGACCGTTAGGCCATGTGATCGGCTCGCCCGTGTCGAAGTCTGTTTCCTGCTGCTTGGTGATGTCTGCAATCTTGATCTTGCGGACGTCGCCTTCTTGCTCGAACTTCACTGCCGGTGCACCGGAGGCGAGTAGTTCGTTTGTGATGTCGTAACTCATCAGAGTTTCTCCTTTTGTTGTAGTGCCGCTGTCGCGGCGTTTGTTTCACCTGTCAGAACACATCGATCATCGTCATCCCATGTGATGATGATTTGGCCGCTGTTGATTCCCTTGGTGATCTGTAGCGCATGCTCAGCCTGCTGAGAGGTTAGTGAGCCTAATTGCATCACGAGCGACCGTTTGCGATCTCCTGTGACAGTCGAGATGACTGCCTCGAGAATGCTGTCGTCGTGATGCGGTGCGAGTTCTGTGAGAAAGTTTGCGATTTTGACGCGTCGAGTTGAGGGGATGCCTTTGTCGCCGGTCAATGCGATTGACACTCCACGCTGATTGCATTGCGAGGACCACCGGTCGAGGAAGTTCTTCGACGGTCCGTCGAGTTTTGCGACTTTCGCTGCGAGTTTGTTGAGAGTCGTTCGACTGACCATCTCATCGTCGTCGAATTTTGAGGTCACTTTTGGCCGGTCGAGTGGTTCATCATCTGGCAATGGTTTTCCTGGTTCAGGCGGGAAGAACTCTAGGACTGCCTCTGCACCGATTTCGCGTATGACCTGTGCGAGCAGTGCACCTTGACTGATAGTGATGACCTCTCCTGATGCGAGAGTGGGCACACCTGTGGGCCATGCACTTTTGATGTAGTCCTTCAGTCCTGCATCGATGATCTGTTTGATGCAGGTTCTCGCCCATTCACGCCACTCATCAGTGACCGGAACATCATCGAGAGAAACCTCGACAGCGTTCGGGAAGTGTTCTCGAACTAGTTCCACTGCCTGCTCGTCAGTGAGTTTCGGTGCGTTGGACCTTTTGCTGATCGGTTTCGTTTTGCGTAGTTCACGCACTTTCATTGCGATGTCGAGTGCGCGTGCTCCCACATTGAGATCGAGTTCATAGATCGTGCATGATCCGGACCCTGGCTCGACATGAATGATGATGCCGGTCTCATTCGACACTGACGGCATAGGGTCACGCGTGTCGAGCGATCCGTCATCTGCTGAGCCTTGTGTGTAGAGAGCATCTGCGTTTGCGTAGATCGCTAACTGAATAGCGAACGCGAGTGAGCCGAGTTCGACACTGCTTCCAGTTTTGATGTCTGCGATGTAACGCTGACCGGAACTGTCCTCGACTATCAGATCGAAAGTGCCTGCGATCTGATAGTGATCATTCACGACGATTCGCTCATGCAATCCATCGACGACTGACAGCCCCGATGCTTGCAATGCTGCAACAACAGCAGCGACGTCTGCGTCATATGGCTCTGGTGCAATGAACTCAGGGTCAATCCATCGACGCTCTAGCATGGCATGGAGAGCAGTGCCGAGATCGCGTCGAACAGTTGCACCTCCGGCTTCTGCTGCGCGTTCACAGATAGCGTCAAGTGCTTTCTTGTCAGTTGGATCTGTGGTTGCTGCGAGTGCGATGAGGTCTGCGCGTTGGATAACACCGAGCAGCACCATTCGGCTACGCCAGTTCATCAGACCACCCTGGTCGTCGAGAACTTTCGCCACTGTCGTTGCGCGTGTGTAGCCAACAGGCTTAGTGCCTTCAGGTGGAAGGACGAGATACTGCCCCCACCTGTTCCGTCTTGTCTTGTCTGCCAGTAGGTCATTCGTGATGTTTGTCATCGTGTTTCCCTCCACTTTCTTTGGTACGTCTGTTGTGCTGTTCTGCAGTCGTCGCAGCGACAGCCTTTGATGTAACTGCTGCGAGTGCCATGCGTGACCTCCTGTCTAGTGCGATAAGTGATGCCGCGCCTCTGACGTTCTTTGTGTAGTGCTTTGACACCCATACCTGCGCGCATTCCGTAGCGTTCAGGATTGCGAAGAGCGTGATCCAGACACTCCGAGCGCACACAGCATGAGTCGCAAATCTTCTTCGCTTTTCTGACTGCGTTCTGATCATGCCGGTGAGGGAAGAACAGACCTGTCATGCCTCGACAGGCTGCGCGTTCTGCCCATTCCCCCACTGGCTCCCGTTGAAAATCGTCATTCATCAGTAGTTTGTCTCGTGCATTCTGAGTCGTTGCAGTTCTGCACGCTGATTCGAGATGATCGCCTCTGCGTTAGTGATCTCGATGATGAGTCCTTTGATGAGTTCGATGGCATCGAGCAGCACCTCGGGATCGACACAATCGACTGATGTGTCATGAGCGATGCCTCCTGCTGCTGCCGTTAATTCATCGACGATGCGATCGATGCGTTGTTCGTTCATAGATTTTCCTCCTGGTCCTTGAGTTCATCTGCTAACAGCAGAGCAAGATGATTCGAGTCCAACAACTCGATTGACAATTCACGCACTGTGCATGCTGCTTGGATTAGCAGTCGTGATGTGATCGGTGAGTCGTCTTTGTAATGTTCAGCGAATGCATGCAGGTCTCGAATGAGTCCTACAATTTCGCGTGCGTTCATCTGATTCATCTCACTCCTAATAGTTTCAGAAACCCGTGTCCCGTTGTTGTCACATACCAGTCAGCAGGTGATGTTTTGCCTCTTCGCTTATGCCACACAACTCCTGACACTCGCCCTGCGTTTTCTGCCTGTTCGATTGCTCGATCTACCCATGATGCGAGATCGAGTGCAGCATGGTTCTTGACGTCAATCGTCGGAAATTCGATTATTGGAACGAACAGATCGCCGCGATCTGCACTCGCGCCGGCGGGAATGCGTTCACATGGAATGCCAAGGCTGAGCAGGTAGTCAGCGACTTCACGCTCAGCGCGTGAACCCTTTTGTTTGTGTTTGTTTGCCATCACAGTTGCCCATTCACGAAGAAGACCCATGCTGCGAATGTTCCAACGATAATGCTGACCATTACATAGATCAGCCAGTCAGGAAGGTCATTGTCTTTGTCGCTCATGATTCCTCTCCGAGTTTCACTAGTTGATGGATGACGACTGCGAACAGTGTGAAGAACACAGCACCGATGATGATAGGTGCAGTCAGTGACAGTCGAGCGAGCGTCTCAACCACCCAGTTTGCTACAGCCAATGCACCGACGACTGCTAGTGCGATCAGCATTGCAACTGCGTTGCTGTTGTGTCGAAGTTGCCGGTGGCGTTGTCTGCCTGTTGGGTGCCTTCTGCGAGCATGCTCGATCTCGATGTGTTGCAGTTCGCGCATCATGTCGCAGTCATGCAGTCGGAACAGTGTGACCTGTTCCTCTGGTGGACCGTCGAACTCTGTGCCGCACCGGACACACTCGATGGTGGCCTCATATTCACTCACTGTGTTTCCCCTTCCTTTTGGTTTCGCTGATCGTAGAACTGCAATGCTGCCGCGTCAATGATTTTGCTGCTCGAAGATTGCTCAAATATGCAGCCCACGCTGTCCGGCATTCCTGACAGGTCGGCTCATGTTTCCTGACATGCTTTTGATAGCCGGAGATCGTGCCACATCGAGCAGACTCCGGTCGTCCGATCTGACCTGTTTTCGCACCATGACGCGCACGCCACTCCCTCTGATAGTCAGCAGTGCTCACTGTTTCACCACCTTCCTGCGATGTCCTTTGACACGCAATCGATCTGCTCTGAATGTCCGAACCATCAGCCGACCACTCGAACCACCGAACACCTCGACATCCCCATTCCGATCCACTTTACGAAACACAAACTCACCGCGCTCACCTGCAATCTTCACAGGTGTTCCTGGTTCGATAGCGGCCCAATCGTAGCAATAGTCAGAAGAGTTCATCGTCAACCGCCGAGTATGCACTATCGAGAGCATCAGTGAACTCGTCGCAGAATGCGATCGTCACTGCGTAATATTCCCAAGGTGGACCGGAGTCGCGTTTGTTTCCTGTCACCTCATAACCTGTCGAGCACTTATCGATGTAGACAGTCAATCCTGTTCGCTCGTTTGTGACAGTCCATTCAGTGCCGTCCTCGTTTTGTTTCACATTGATGTTCATTGCTGCTCCTTTAATGATTCGCAAGTAGGGCACCACATATGAGGTGCCGCTGCCCATGAGAGTGCCAGTGATTTAGTTGCATGCATAATGCATCCACCATGATCGTCGCAGATCGTCGAGAATGGTTGCCGACCATCGTCAGTGTCCACTCCGAACTTGTCGCCATCAACCACGAGCACGAGAGTTCCGGTGGAGCGTGCACGCGTAACCTGAATGACGCCGTAGCACAGTTTGAGCATTTCTTTTCTGGTCATGCGTACACTCCAAACAGTCTCTCGACTAGTTCATCACCAAGAGCAGCGAGCAGATCATCGCTCGATGCCTTTTCCAGTTTGCTGATCCACATGACAGAAACTGAGTAGCCATCTGCCCACTCGAACTCCCTGAAAACAATCCACCCTTTGGCATGACGTTTGCCGCGCACTAAGTAGGAGGCGTGTGCCGGTCGGTGAGATTCTTTCTTGTAGGCAATGGCTGAATCCATGTCGATGGTGTAGTCAGTGCCCTTGTAGGTGAATGTCTCTGTGTTCATTGTTGTTCCCCTTTTCTTTCTAGTTCAGCACTTCGATCATGTCAGTCTCAGAGAAACTGTCGAGGATGACATGCTCTACGCCTTGCACTTTCATGGTCACATCGATACCCATGTTCGAGCGGAACAGATAAGCGTCTGCAGATTCGACAACTGCAGTCGCAAAGTTCTCGAACGCTTTCACCTTGCCTGTGTGATCGCGATCCATTTTCCAGACTCGCGTGACGATGATGTCGCCTACCTGCAACTCCACTGCTGACTTCTTGACTGTGTTCATAGTGTTTCCCTTCTGCCTGCGAGAGCATCTCCCTCGATGAGAACAGTGTAGAACTAATCCCGTAGAGATGCAAGTCAATCGAGAAAACTGCGCCAATAACAGGGAAAGTCCCCCACCGGCTCAACTCACTCGCCCAAGTGAGGAGCCAATGGGGGACTCTCAACAGTCCGGCATTGTTCGGGGAAACATAGCGGCAGCAGTAACCGGACCAACCACAGACTAGACCATCAGATGAAACATGACAGCGACGCAAAAGAGCAAAGTCCCCCACCTCGACTCGACGAATCAACGTGAGTGAGGTGGGGGACTTAGTAGCCGAACCTGACTGAGTTTCTACACAGCCAACTAGAAAGAAGGCGGTTTGCTAATCGACGACGCAGCAGGGAACGTCGTTGTTGCAGGTTCGGAGATCAATGACGGCGAGTCCTTTGGACCAATCGAGAGCGACATCAGCGAGGTCAGCAATGACACCACCGCGCCACCAATCGCAGCACCGGCGACGTTGCGCCAGTCCAGAGTGAACAGGTCTGCACCTTGCGCTGCACCTATCGCGAGCACCACAGCCTGCACAGCAGTCTTGATCGCTCGCTCAGCAGCCAACTTCCAGAAGTTCAGATCAGTTGAAAACATTGTTACACATCCCAATTCGGTTGGACCGGCAATGCCGGTGGGTCTTCGTATTCGAGATCATCAGGATCGATTTCTTCTTCGATCTCTTCAGGTAACTCGATCACATCAGGTTCGATGACAATAGTCATGCCTGCTCTCTTTTCTTCCAGTTGTACGCATTCGACAGATGAACAGTCAGCCATAACACACTCAACAGGATGAAACCGATCTTCCATGTCGAGATCGAATAAATCAACCAGGGCAGCGACACACATGCGACGATGACTAGCCATCCCCACCACACTCGACGCTTACCAATCAGAGTGAACATCGCTACCAGTCCCACGATCTCGCAGGCAAGGATGAGCAACGCCCATGACTGCTCACTCATCTTCGTCCTCGTAGTCCTCCTCCTCATACTCCTCGTACTCTTCATCGAGGATGAGGATCGTTTCAGGTTGATGGAAACACTCGAACATGCCGCGCAAATATCCTGCAGCGTCAGTGAGATCATCCTGCACGCTTGCCGGATTCTCATAGGCCATGCCTGTTTGCATCTTGTAGACAGTGCGACCAAGTTTGATGAGCACCATCCATAAGCAACCTGCAGCAGAGTCCATCATCATGGGCTCGCCATCGTTATCTGTTAGCGCACGGAAAGTGCGTGCAACGCGAGCGTAGTCCTCATGGAAAGGTCCATAGGCAGAATTTCGATCACCTTGCGTCAATGCAAACGCATCGAGCAAGATGTTTGGAATTCCGTCATCGATCTTGTCTGGCTGTTCATCTTTCGATCCCATTGTGTCTCCCTGCTAGAAGATTCTTGTTGTGAATTTTTTAAGCGTGACGCCTTCATAACGGCGGCACAGATAGTCCAAAGAAACAAACATCGGATCGTAGGAACCATCCTCGACCTGATGCTTCACAATGATTCCACGCCAGTGCGCGTTTCCTTGTGGTCCTTTGTAGTCCTCATCGTGCAAATAGCATGCACCAGCTATCAGACCGTGCTGCGATTTACCTGCGACGAATCTGAGTGCATAGTCGAGAGTTTGCTGATGACCCATCGTGAATGAATGGCCGATCGTTTTCAATCGAGATGCTGCACCTCCACCGAACGGACGACCTGACATCGGGTTCGCCCAGTAATGTGCATACCAGACCCCATCGATCTCGACTGGTTGCAGAAACGGATGAACAGTCCAACCATGTCGCGCATAGTTGAGATCATCGAGACCAATCGTGCCTTCTAGTTTTGCATCGTCATTGACTGCTCGACTGATCCGGTCCTCATGATTACCTGTCAGGAAGTGAAGTTCTGGCAGGTACTGTGCATGCTTTGAGTCTCGTTGTCGTCTGTTGTATGTGTGCAAAGGTTCACACAGAATGTCGAAGGCATGATTCGCAGCGTCAATGTCTGACCGGTAGCGACGGCCTTCGAACGTTTTCTTGCCGACATCATATGAGGACAGTGATGGCATGTCAGCATGATCTCCGAGATGCACAATGACTGAGGGCTTACGCTCGACAATGTAGGCACCGATCCATTCGAGGTGAACAGTAGGCACATCAGGTTTCGCCTGTGTGTCTGGAATCACCAGATGGCTGCGTGACTGTTCATGTCGTTCGTCGCTCATAGTCCTCACCTTGATTTCACCAACGGCGTTTAGGTCGGTGGTGTAGTTGTTCGTGACGATCTAACCGGTCAGCGACGTCCTCGACTTTGTTATCGACTCGGCTCACTGATGAGTGCAGATCGAGCAGCCGATCTCTGACATCTGTGACGATCTGACGCGACTCAGCGTGCTGATCTGTGTTTTCTTTTCTGAGTTTTACGACCTGCACGATGAGCGTTGTCACTGCACCTACCACAACCGCGACTGCGGTCAGTATTGCTACAACTTCAGCAGCACCGAAACCAGGGGAATCTGCGATTGTTTGAGCGAACATGATTGACTCACACTGCACCTTCATTGCGTGGCAATGTCGCTAACGCTTGCAACCATTCGACAGGTGCAGGGTCCACGAGTTGCACACCTAAGAACTGCAACATCTGCACCTGCTTCCAATCTGTCAAAGCAACTTTGGTGTTGCCGCATGCGTGATAAACGCGACCAGGATTGATCGTCCGGTCCAGTAATAAGATTGACTTCATGTCATCGTCTCCATCAGGGTTTGGTGGGGTAGGTGTTGTGTAGAACGGTCGTGCGATTTCTGCGATGCCTCCGGCATAGCCTGAACGATCGAACCTACGAAACACGCGTTGGACACGGTTCTGCCAGTTGCCATCGATGCAGACGAGTCCGTCACCGGTGTTTGATTCGACCATCGCGATGTGGTCGTAGTTGTTTCGACCACCTCCGTCATAGTCGAACGCGACGAGATCACCGGCAACTGCTGAGCGCACATCTGTTGTGCAGCGTCCTTGTGCGCGATATGCATCGAACATTCCTGACACCCATGCGAAGTGCACAGGCTGACCAGTAGAAGTGAGAACGAAACTTTGAAAGATCGCACACCAAGGCGTGCCCAATGGTGCAGGGTACCAACGCACAAACCGGTCTGGACCTTCGCCCAAGAAAGAGCGAGCCAGTGTGAGTGTTTCTTCACTAGTTGCCATCAGATGTCCAGTCGTGAGGTAACACTTCACCGGTCATGTTGTCACCGTTGTTTGGATCAGGAATGTCGTCGAGGTTCTCATCTTGTGCGATGAGCGGGATGACACCTTCGTCAAGATAAGGGGAATCAGTGATGTTCATTTTGATTCCTATGATGCCGGTGCCGTTGTTGTTGCCGGTCCGATGTCTTGAACTGTGAAATATGTTGGCGCAAAACCGGTCGGGTTGAATGTAAATACGCCACCGTTGGCGAGACTAATCGTGAAACCGACGTTTGCGGTTTTGGTTGAGCCGGCGGTGTAAAAATGTGAAAAGTTTGCGACCATTTCACGGTTAGCACCAGGAACAGTTGCGGTGAGTGCCGCGCTAGTCGTGCCATCAAAAGTGCTGCTGAAATTGATGCCGCACGCATCGGTGTTGTTTCTGAATTGGCTGGTCATCGTTAGCAAATAACGACGATTCAACACAATGTCCACCGAATATGTTTGCGTGAAATTGCTTGTTTGTTGCGTTGAATATGTTTGCGCCGAAACAGTTCCCCACGGTTGATTCCATGGCATACGCCAACCGGTTGTTGCGCCGTAATAAACAACAACCGATCCGCTATCGGACAAAAAAACTGCCATGCCGCGTTCCGGTGCGGTGATTGCGGCATCACGCGCGGCGGCGTTCGCGAAAACCATGATGGATTGTTCCATCAAATAGTTGTTCACATCGCTTGCAGTGAGCACTGATCCTGCAGTGAATGTCTTAAATCCTGAGCCCATTGTGGTCCTCTTTTCTTAGTTAGTAGAAGAGCAAATTGCTGTCTAATGTTCCAAAGGTTGAATCGTTGAGAATGAGATAGTTCGAGAAGAACGATGCAGAGATCAGACCGAATGTTGTTGTCCAGTCTGCCGGTGATCCTTCATGCCTCACTGAGCCTATGAACGCGTCAGTTTGTAATGCAGCACCACCACCAGGGACGTTGAACTTTACAGTCACACGGTCACGCAATTTGCGACCTAACATCTCCGGCCACAGATCAGCAGGATCGCCAAGCGGCTTGAACACCACTGAGTCGGGACGCAGTTCAGGGTTCGCATATTGAGCAGTCAGCGCAGTCGCTAAGTCTGTCGCCTTCGATTGACCATAGGTGGTGTCTGTCGAGTAACTGCTAGGCAGTGGCAACTCAAGAGCCAAAGTGCGAGCACCATAGAGACTGATTGATTCAGGATTACTGACGATGACTGTTGTGCCTGTAATGGCATCGCCACCTGCAGCGGTCGTGACCTTGCGATTGATTCTGACGATGTTGTAGATCAGGTCGTCATCATAGGTGATAGCCACATCTACGAACTCTTTACCAGTGCCAGTGGTCGTGTCGAACACTGCCTGTGGTGTGATAGAGCGTGCATCAGTAACTAGTGACACTCGATCATCGAAGATGATCGTGCCATCTGCGTCGACGTAGATTGCACCTGTTTCTGTTTCTGCTACTTCCTGCAGCATCTCAAGAACTGTCTTGCTCGCGTTCTGCACAGCGAGACGAGTTGTGCCTTCATCGATGGCACGAAGATTCTCCGGCCATGAGATCGCATTCAAGATCGTTGTGATGCGCTGACCAGACAGATCACCAGATGTGCCGATGAGTGGAGTCTGCTCGACATTGCCCACAACATCTGCACTGCCAGTCGATGATGTTTCATCGACGATGCTGACACCACCGATGGGACCAATCGTGCCTGAACCAGGGATCGGAACTGTGACACCGGTGTCGAAAGTGGTGTTCGATGTTGATGTGATAGTCGTTGCAGATGGCAGACCACCAATCACGTTGGATAACACCTTGAACGCGTCTGAGCAGTTGATAGTCGCTATCGCATCACCGACTGTGCCTGAGTAATCGAACGACCATGAGTCGATGAATCCTCTGAACAATGGGTAGGTAACACCTGCCCATGTTGCACGCACCACAACTGGAATGGCAGGAACAACACCAGTGACACCGAGCGTCGAGTTGTAGTAGGGACTCGATGTGTTCGACGGATCAAATCTGCGATCCAAATTAGACAGCACGATCTGTGCTGTGCCTGTTGTGAATCTTTCCAGATCGCTGCGACGTCCTCGACTGATCGAGAACGATCTCACGAACTGTGAGATGTCATAGAAGAATGCCCCGTCACCGAGCGTGCCTGTGTCGAGTTGCGACACATTAAGCACGAAACGGCTACCGGCACCGGAGCCGATCACCGACGGTGCAAAGAGGACTTCGATGGTAGGGAGGTTCGCTGTCATGGTGTCAGTGTTGTCATGCCTCGACGGTTCGCTCGTGCGATTGCGTCGATGACGATTCGTTCAATCTCAATAGGATTACCGGCAACAGTGTTGATGACGACACTGACGTTCGATCCGGTTGGAGTGTTCGCCATTGCTTGCACCTGTCCTCGTGTGAGAATCATCTCGCCACCTTCCAACAGTGCGAGCGTCTCTGATCCTGCAGGACCAGGGACGATGCCACCTTGGTGGAATTTAGGAATGGTGGGCATCTTGAATCCTTTGCCACCGATCAATGGCACCCAGTCAGGCATCGTGAACTCTAGTTTGCCGACAGTGTTGTTCCACGCGTCAGCAATAAAGTTGAACGCAGTTTTGAACGGCCATGTGATGACGTCGTAGATCGTTGAGAATGCGTTCGAGATTCCATCTTTGATGGATCCGAAAACACTAATCAGCAGCGAGATTCCACCTTTGATGAAATCGAAGATGCGCGAGATGTTTGACCATGCAGATGAGATCACATCGACAGCAATGTTGAACGCTGTGACGATGATGTCTTTCAGGTATCCGAAACCAGGAATGAGAACATTCTCAACATAAAAGATGAGAACGTCCCAGATCGGTTTGATGACATTGTTCCAAACTTCACTGATTCTCGCACTGATCCATGTCCACACCTGACCGGCGACATCCCACAGGAATTTGAACCACGGCACCAGATACGTTTCAATGAATGAGTAGATCGCATCCCACACAGGTTTGATGTAACTATTCCACACATCAAGTGTGAAATTTTTGATCGCATCCCATATCCAGTGCCAGTTTTCCCACAGATATTTGATCGCACCGATCAGCAACACCATTGCTGCGATAGGTGCAGCGAGAACTGCGATGATCGCTGCGATGGCCGGATGATCTTTGATCCAATTCCAGATTTTGTCCCAGTTTGTCCAGACAAGATAAATCGCTGCGACGACTGCTGCCGCTGCTGCGATGACTGCGAGGATCGGCCACGTCGCAGCAATGGTCGCTATTGCAGCCTTGGCCATTGCGACGGTGTAGGCACCAATCGCTATGACCATCACGCCACCGAGAACACCTGCCAACAGTTTTGCCTTGTCCTCATTTTCTTTGAACCAGTTTGTCAGTTGTTCGATCTTTGGTCCGAGTTTGTCCATCGCTTCACCAATAGCACCGAACAC